TTCATTTTCTCATATGCTTCTTGTTTTTTTAACTCTTTTAATTTATCTAAATTACTACTCATATTATAATATTAATAAAAGAAAATAAATAAAAATTTTTACTCAAAATAATATATAATTAATATTAATAATTGATTTAGATTATTTTTAAAAAATAATCTAATTTAATATATATATACAAATAAATATGGTACATTGGACTAATAGTTTTAAATATGGAATTGAACAACAAAAAATAGTATTACCTATTATACAAAATTATTTTAATAGAAATATAATAGAACATATGGAACAATATAGTAAATATGATTTTAGTGATGAAATATATAATTACGAATTAAAATCTAGAACTAATAATTTAAATAAATATCCAACAACAATGATTACATTAAATAAAATAGATAAATCTAAACCATTAATATTTTTATTTAAATTTACAGATAAGTTAACTTATATTGAATATGATGAAACATTATTTAATACATTTGAAGTAAAAAAATTTAGTAGAGCTAATAAAAATTGGGATATGAAAAATCATATATATATTCCGATTGAACATTTAAAAATAATTGAATAAGAAGTTTAGTTTATAATATATACTATATATAAATATATTAGATTTCATTAGATTATTACAAATAGATTATTACAAATATATTAAACTAGATTATATTAGATATATACATGTAATAATTAATTAATTATTACATGTATATATCTAATATAATCTAGTTTTAATTAATTTTAGATTATAATCAGAAATCTATTCGTAATAATCTAAATAAAATCTATTATAATATAATTATTTAGTTTATAACATATATTATAAACTAAATAGTCAATCAATTATTTTTATTAAATTGGGTAAAAATATATTGTTCCAGCAATAGCAGGAGCTGTATCATCAAAATTTACTTGACCTTGTATATTTATTATTTCTTCTGTTGTTATAGAAATCACTTGTGTATTTTGAAATGCTATTGTATCACCATTAAGATCTATAGTTGATGAATTTAAAGTAAATGGATATCTAATTGTACCATTGTTAACAACTGTTATTACTGGTCCTAATGTTGTGTCTGTAGTTCCTCTAATTGATAAATATATCCAAGCTAAATAATTGCCTGGAGGTATACTAAAATTATTTGAGCATGCGTAATTAAATAATGTGCCCGATGTAATAACAGGAGCAACAAAATTACTTTTGAAAAATGGTAAACCTATTGTTGAAGCCGATGACATTATATATAATATATATATATATAATAAATATAATTAAATACTTTTATATATATTTATTAAATTGGTAAAAAAAATATTGACCCTGTAACAGTAGGAGCATTACCATTAAATTGAATTGATCCTTGTACATTTATATTTGCTTGTTCTTGTGTTATAATGGCAAGTTGTGAACTTTGAAATGTTATACTACCATCATCAATAACTGTACCACCTGGGTTTAGAGTATTAGGATAAAGTTGAGTAGTATTAGCTAACGCAGTAACGATTGGACCCAAATCAGTATCTGTATCTCCTTCAATAAACAAATATGTCCAAACTAAATAATTGCCTATAGGAATAGCGTTGTCATTTTCAAAAATAAAATTAAAACCTACTCCTGAGACAAAACCGGGGGCTGTAAAAGCACTTTTTAAATATGGTAAACCTATTGTTGAAGCTGATGACATATATATATTATAAATAAAGATTTTAATTATAATATAATTTATATTATATATATATATATATCTATTAAATAAAAATGAATGCTAACAATACGCCTGAAAAATTATATTACGATATTCAGTTGACAAATTTAGAAACATCAGGAACTGTGCCTCCTGTATTAAATTTTATTGAAACAAGAAATGTACCATTTTTATATGATGCAGAAAAATATTATATGTCAATTATTAGGTTTAGTCTAGACACACCAAATCTGCCAGTATTTATTCCAACAATTCAACTGAACCAAGAAGATATTAACTTGACTATTTATTCTGTATCTTTACAATGGACTAATCCATTAGATGTATTACAAATTTATACTGAGCAGACATTTGTACAATTCATTCCGCAATCTAAAGTAGCACCAATACCGCCACCTACTAGTGTAAATGGAATTCAGTATAATGGCGGTAATTATTATAATATTTATAATTATCAATATTTTATTTATTTAATTAATGAAGCATTTATTGTTTGTTATAATCAATTAAAAGCTCAAGTAGAAGCTGATGGTTTAACTTTACCTTCTGATTATTATCCAGTTTTAAGTTGGGATACACAAAATAATACTGCAATATTAAATTGTGACATTTTAGGTTATTCAACAAACGCAGCTAATTATATTAAGATTTTTTTCAATACATCTCTAGCACAATTATTTTCTTCATTTCCTGTTATATTAAATTCTATATCAGTTGTTAATGGATTAAATGCACAAATTATAACTGATACATTTAGTGATACTAATGTTATTCAATATCCACCATCAAACCCTCAATATGATGCAATTCAAGTGTTTCAAGAATATTCAACCGTAGCTTTGTGGACACCAATTACCAGTATTGTTTTTACATCAAACACATTGCCAATTATTAGTAATCAAGTATCAACACCAATTGTGTTTAATGGCAGTGGTGTATATGCAGGTAATGGAGGAAACAATAGTCTTGTTAATCAAATCATTACTGATTTTATTTCTAATGATGGTACTTATAAACCAAGTCTCGTGTATGAACCGTCGGCTCAATATCGTTATATTGAGTTGCTGGGAAATAGACCATTAAATACATTTGACCTACAAGTATATTATAAAGATCGTCTCGGTTCTTTAGTGCCATTTTATTTATCATCAGGATGTACTGCTACTGTTAAAATTTTATTTACAAAAAAACATACAATTGGAGCGGGTTTAGGAAAAAATTAAAATTGAAGTTAGTAAATTATTATTTAAAATAAAGTTATTTAAAGAATAAGACATTATAAGATATTATATATAATAATGCCAAAAACTCAAGTTACTAATTTAGAAAGATCTACTCCTGATTTTTTAGATAAAAATTTACCTTTACATACGATTGAATTAAAAAAGAAACAATTTTTTATAAAAAATATTTTAGGAGCTAAAAAGAGAATAAATGAAGCTAGTAAATATTAATTTTGAGATATAAGAAATTATATTAACAAAAAAACTTTAAAAGATAATAATAATATAATTGATATAATTGATGTTTAAATTTTTTTTATATTTTTTTTATATGTATAATATTATATATATAAATACAATGAGTCGTCCAGATTTTAAAACAGCTCTAATTGAGAGCACCACTATTAATGATTTAACTGATGAAGAAATATTTGGAGTTTTAAGTGGTCCTGCGCTTAGTACATATACACAATTTCAAGCTATATCAGCAAGTTCATCACAAATTGTATGGAACGTGCAAGTGCCTTCAGAAAGTATTGTTATTGATAGACATTTATTAATGACTTCTACAGTTAACTTTACAATTAATCTTACAAACGTACCTCCTGGTGAAAATTGCATCAACTGGGGTCTGACGGAAGCATTGTCAGCTTTTCCTCTATCTTCGCTCTTTACTACGATCCAAACTACAATCAACAACGCCAGTACATCTGTAAATATGCAAGATATTTTACCAATGATTTTAAGAATGAATGATAATAGAAAACTAGCAAGATATAATAGTATGACCCCATCAATGCCTGATTGTCAATGGGGTAATTTTGCTCAAGCTGTAAATGTTATTGGACCAGTAGCTAATTCTAATAACAATGTATTAGCTAGTTTAAATAATAATGGATATGATAATGATTTCCAACCAAGAGGTAGTTATCCCGTTTCTCTTTTAGGAGTAACACACAACATTACTGGAGGAGGAGTTGATGCATCAATTGTTTCAACCAATCTTGCTGATACTTGGATTATTGGACTTTCATTTACTGTAACCGAACCATTTTTAGCTCTTAGTCCGTTCACTAATTGCATGCCTCAATCAAATCAAAGTGGATCAGGATTGATTGGAATTAATAATATGTCTATCGTTTGTAACGTAGATAATAGTTGCAAACGTTTATTAGGATCAGCAAATAATTACATTACAGCTAATGGTATATCTCTAGGTTATAGTAATGGAGTTCTTAATTTACCTGCATTCTCATCAACACGATTGCTTTTTAATTTTCAAACGTTGACTTCGTTGCAATATTCTAAAATCAGTTCAAAATGCATCGTACCATACTCAGATTATCCTAGATACCTTACTACATTTACAAATGCTGATGTATTAGCTCCAAATGGTCGTACTACTCTTACGTCTCAAAATATTCAACTGAATCAAATTCCTGGTCTTATCCTCATCAGTGTGAGAATTCCAATGTCACAACAAACTTATCAAAATACTTCTTCCTTTTTATCAATTTCTAATATTAGTATTAATTTCAATTCTCAATCTGGTCTTCTTGCATCTGCTACTCCTCAAGATCTGTATAATATTTCATATAGAAATGGATGTGCTCAATCTTACTACGAATGGCAAGGTTATAATAATAATTTTGTAAATGGATCTCCAAATAGTACTGCTACTCCAACTGGTAGTCTTCTTGTTTTAAATCCAGCACTTGATTTTAGTCTTCCAGAATTTTTAAGTTGTGGAAGTTTAGGTCAATTCTCATTTCAATTTAATATTACTGTTAAAAATAATTACGCATTTAATGTTGTACCTGAAATTTGCATCATTACAAAAAATGATGGCCT